AGACGTCGAACGGCGCGGTGATGTTCTCATCGTTGGGCACGCTGAAGCGGTAATCCTGAATCCCCCCGGTCGCTGCGTCTTGCACGAAATAGAGCTGCCGCGAGGCATCCAGCAGGATCGGCGGGATGTAGCCCGGGTCGCCCGCCACCCACTGCATGCGCTGCCCGGCCACGCCAGTGCCGTCGAAGCCGCCGGTGCCGCTGAAAGTGCCCGACGAGATGGGCTTATCCAGCAGGTACAGACGGTCGCGCAGCGTGATCTGAACGGTGCTGAAGCCCGCTTGCACCGACAGGCCGTAGGCAATCAGCACAGTGCTGTAGCCGGCCGGGTAGGCTGCGCCGGGCGGCCCCCAGCGCATGGTGACCTTGGCGCCATCGACGCCGTAGTCCACCCAGGCGTCGAGCACTCCGCCCTCGTTGATCAGGGTGATGGTGCCGCCACCGGGCACAACGCGCCCGCCCATGCGGCTGCCGCCAAAGAGATCTTGTTGCCACTGCCCCGCGCTTTGCAGCAGCTCGCGCACCACCACCTCGCTGGGTGAATCGGCTGGGGTGGTGGCGAAGCCTCGCTCGGCGAACAGGAAGGTCTGCTTCGTGCCCGCCGAATCGACGGTGGGCGTGATCTCGACGACGACGCGCCGTTCGAGGCCGTCTGCGCTCATGTGGCGCGGGCCTCTTGCAGCGCCAGACGGGCGTCGATGGACATCAAGCGCGCCACGGTGGCATCCAGCCGGTCAATGGCCTTGTTCATCCCGTCCACCATCACGCCCAGCGCGGTATCCTGCCCCTCGGCCGTTGAGACCTTGGCCGTCAATTCCTCGGCCGCGGTGCGCGTGGCCTTGGCGTTGTCGGCCATCTCTTGCCACATGGGCGACGGGTCGGCCGCGCGAAGTGGCGCGTCCATCGGGTCGGCCGTGGTGGTGGTGGTCGGGTTCTTCACCTGATCGACCACCGATGCGGCCACTGTGGCAATCTGGTCAAGCGTTGCCGATGCGCCGAGCTTGTTGAACTCGTCCATGGCCCACTGCGGCAGGCCCAGATCGCCCAGCGCCTTGAGCGTGGCCCCCGCGGCCTGCGCGGCGTACTCGGCGAAGCCCTGCGTTGAGTCCTTGTTCAGTGTGCCCAGCGCATCGAAGCTGCCGCCCAACTTGGCGCCCGCCTGGTTGAGCAGGTGAAACAAGCCCCAGCTCGGGTCGTTGTTGTCCGACTCGAAGACCGAGCGCACGCTCACGCCGGGGTTCATGCCGAAGGCGCCGCCCGTGCCGTTGAGGATCGCCGACACGGTGCCGGCCAGCGACGCTACCGCCGCCTGGCTGTTGGCATTCTGCGTGCCGCCCTGCGCTGCGGTGATGTCGGCGATTCCGCCTGCGGCGTCGGCCATCGCATAGCCGCCGACGTGCGGTGTGGACTTCTTGTCGAGCATGGACAGCGCAGCCAGCCCCAGTGCGATGGGCCCGAGCGCGCCGGCCCCCATGCCCAGGCCGGCCATGATGCCGCCGCCAGTGCCGGTGCCGATCAGGCTGCCCGCCGCGGTGAGCGAGCCCATCAGCGAGGTGCCACCCGTGAGCCAACCGGCACCCGCGGTGAGGCTGCCCAAGATGCCGCCCGATCCGAACAGGCTGGCCACGCTGGCGCCGGTGCCCAGCGCACTGCTGCCGCCGCCCGTGCCCGCCGTTGCGGCGCCCGTGCCGAACACGCCAGCCAGCGCAGCCGTGACGGCGCCGGTGATGGGCGAGACGATGAAATTGATGGCCGGCTGCAGAACCAAGGTCTTGAAAGCGTTGACCAGCATGTCGCGGAACGCCTTGGCGAAGCCCTTGCCCGACTCGAAGGCGCGCAGCAGGGCATCCGTCAGGCCACTGTTCAGGCTGTCGGTGGTGCGCTTCCATTCGTCGGCCGTGGCCTTGGCCTCCTTGAGCACCACGCCCTCTTGCATCAGGCTGGCGCGCTGGCGCAGCAGGCGTGCCTGCTCCTCCAATTGGAAGTTGCCGCCCGCATTGGCGGCCTGCCATTCAAGGTCTTGCGCCTGCGATTCCAGCACCGCCGCCTGGCGCGCTTGCCATGCCTGCTCGCCCAGGCGCAACTTGTCGTTTTCCTCGATCAATTGCACCACCGTGGCGCGCATGCCCTCGGTGGTCTTGGACTCGATGTCGGCCAGCTTGCTGGTCTCGGCCGATACCGCGGCAATGGTCTTGAGGTAGTCGGCCTGCGCCGCCGTGCGCGCTTCCACGGCGATCTTGGCCTCGATGGCCACCACCAATGCAGCCTTCTCGGCATCGGTCATCTGCAGCGTGCCATCGCGCAGCTTGATCATGACGTCGAGCGCTTCTTTCTGCGCCGCGGTGAGCTTGCCTCCGACGTCCAGCTCGTACTGCATGGCCTCGGCGCTGGCGCTGATCTTGTCGATGAGCTTGGCCACCTCCTCGGCGCGCTTGGCCTCAGCTGCTGCGGCCTTGTCGGTGGCAGCCTTTGACGCATCGGTGGCCAGTGAAATGTCGCGCTGCGCCTTGACCATCTTGACGCCGGCATCCACGGTCTTGGCCGCCGACCCGTCCCATACCGAGCCGATGCTCTTGATGGTGCCGGTCCAGTTGTTCTTGATGTCGGCCATCCATTCCTTGCCGATCGACATCACGCCCTTGAAGTCGCCCTGCGCCAGCGCGACGAGCTGCGCACCCAGCGCGCCCAGCGTCTTGCCGAAGGTGTTGAACACCTCGACGCCGCCGGCCACTACGGTGTAGAGCAGCTTCAGCGCGGACGAGATCACCTCGGCCGTGCGGTGCATGCCGTCGCCCTCGGTCTTGGACTTGAGGAAGGCGCCGGCCAGGCTGTTGAGCGTGGGCAGCACCTCGGCGATCACCTGCCGCGCCAGGCCCTGCGAGGACATGGAGACCAGCTGCATGGTGTCGTTGAACTTGTCCGACTGCTCGGCCACGTCCTCGCTGATGACCAGGCCCAGCTTCTCGGCCATGTCGGCCATCTCGCGCAGGCCGTCTGCGCCCTCGTTGAGCGTCGGGATGAGTGCCGCACCGCTCTTGCCGAACATCTCCTGCGCCAGCGCAGACTTGGCTGCGCCGTCTTTGATGCCGGAGAAGGCCTCGGCGGTGTCATACAGCACGTCCTTGACGTTGCGCAGCGTGCCGTCGGTGTTGCGGGTCTCGACGCCGAGCTGCTTGAAGGCGTCATTGCCGACCACCATCTGCTTGGACAGCTTGCTGATCGAACTGGTGAGCGCGTCGCCCTCGACGCCGCCCTGCTTGAATGCGAGTTGCAGCCCGGCCACGTCCTTGGCGGCGATGCCGGTTTTCTGCGCGAACTCTTTGGTGGCGTCGCCGGCATCGATCGCAGCCTTGAGCCAGCCGGTAAACGCATGCACCGACAGCCCGGCCACCATGCCCCCGATGGCTCCCTTGACGAAATCCATCGCGCTGCCCATGGCTGCAGCGGCGTTGCCCACGATGCCCTTGGCCTCGTCCATGTCCTTCTTCAGCCTGGCCAGGTCGGCCATCATCTGGATCTCGATTTGCCCGGCAATCATTGCGGTGTCCTTGGTCGTGCGCGTGCGCGCAGTGCTTCTCCGATGCGCTTGGAAAGCGCGGCGCGGTCTTCGGGCTCAGGCATGGCCCAGGGCGGTGGCCGCGTGGGGTCTTCGGCCGCACGGGCCTCGGCCACATAAGCCCTGCTCATGGCGCGCAGGGTCTGCGCTTCCCAGGGCTCGACGGGCGTGCCAGTCATCTGCGACCAGGCCTGCAGGTCGGCATAGGTCAGCGCCACCGCACCCATGCCGCCGGCGGACACGGGGCCCGCGTCGAACAGGTGCTCGCACAGGTAGGCCGCCTCGGCATGGACAGGCGGCGACGGCAGGCGCACCACGCCATCGGCACGCATGCGCTCGCCCCGGGTGCTGGTGTCACGCTGCGCCACGGTCTTGTCGGTCGGAACGGATGAGAGCCAGGCCACTTGGCGGGCGTACAGGGTCAGCTCCTCGCTGACCCCTGCAAGAAATTTGCCCAGTCGCCGGCCTTCTTGCTCACCTGTTCGGCGATGTAGCCCAGCTCGGGGTCGCCGTAGATGGCCACCAGTTTGTCGCGGCCCTGCAGGTCGTCATAGGCCAGGCCGATGTCGTCGGTGATGTCGGCCAGAAACTCGGCCTGGTTGCGCAACGTCTCGTCGGCGGTGAAGCTGGGCGCCTTGCCCTTTTGCACCTTGGCCAGCAGCAGGGCCTGTCGCCGGGCCTGCGCGCCGATGTACTTGCGCGAGCCGGGGCCGTGGATGGTGGCCTGGCAGGACGTTCCGTCGTCGTTGACGAGCGGGGAGTCGTCGGCGTCGAGCAGGTCGAAGGTGATGGTGGTGCAGACCGCGCGCTTGCGGATATTGAGCATGGAATGTTCCTTCGCAGGGAATGAAAATGGCCACCGCATGGGTGGCCCGCTGGGGTGCCCGTGCCCAGCCCGCCCACCCCCTGCGAAGAAGGTGAAAACGGGCCGGGTCGGTGCCGGGGTGCGGGCTGGCGCCCGCGGGTTCAGACGCCGATGACGGTGATGTCGTAGGTGACCGAGGTGCCGGCCGCCGAGTTGCCGACGCGCAGCAGGTCGCCCGTGGCCGCGGTGACGGCATAGCCATTGGCGTCAGGCGCGATCAGCACCAGCGTGCCGCCGGGCTTGACTTTCACCTTGTCGGTGGCCGCGCCGAAGAACGTGACCAGGCCATTGCTGGCCGCGCCGCCCACTACCACGTCGTTGGTGTTGCCGGCCGCGGCCTTGATCACCAAGGCCTTCACTTTGGTGAACGCCAGGCTGGTGCCAAAGACGTCCACCACGCCGCCCGACAGGTCGAGGTCTTCGGTGGCGCTGACGCCGAGCGTGCGCTGGTCGGTCCAGAGCTTTTGCGCCTGATCGGCGCCCGTGCCATCGGCGAACGAGTTGGCCACGTTGTATTGCAGCGACTGCACCACGCTGCCGAACTCGAGCGCGTTGGAGTAGGACGCAGATACGGCCGCCTTGACGGTGGCGGAAAGAGAGGTTGCCATGGTTCAGGCCTCCGTTCAGGTCTTCGTTCAGGGGGCCAGGGATTCGACGATGCCTACGCCAGTCGAGCTGGTGGTGATCTCCACCGTGCATGCTGCGCTGGTGATGCTGTCCACACCGCCCACGTTGACCTTCCACGACATCACCTGCACTTGCATGTAGTATTTGTCGCCGTTTTGGGTGGTGACGAGCACGCTGTAGTCGTTGTCGGACAGCGACGCGGCCTTCATCAGGATCTGGCCCGTGTCGTCGGTGTCCAGGCCCAGCTGCAGGGCCATCTGCCCTTCATTGAAACTGCCCTTCTTCTTCACCGTGCCACGGTTGGACACGGGGTTGTGCGTAACGAGGTTGTAGACCCGGCCGAACTCGCCGAAGTTGGTGATCTCGCCCACCGTGGTGTAGGTGAGCGCGGCGTAGCCGGCTGCGTCCCACGTGGCGGGAGTTGACGCCGACACCTTGAATGTGGTGCCGGCGGATGTGCGGGTGGTCATGGTCGAATCCTTTCAGTCGAAAAAAAGCCCGCACAAAGCGGGCGAAACGTTGCCGAGCACCGGCAATGCGTTGGCTCAGGCGGCCTGCTGGTACACCACCTGAAAATCGATCGAGCTGCTGGACAGGCCCGCGCGCTCGTGCGGCAGATCGGGGCCAGTGATCAGTTCACGCACTACCACGCCCACGATGCCGGCGATGGTGCCGATCTGCCCATGCAGGGCCTGGCGCACGATCACCAGCAGCGCCTTGCGCACGGCGTAGGCGTCACTGGATGCGATGGCGTCCACCTGCACCCGGGCGCGGCGCGTGCGCTGCACCTGGGCCTGCGCCACGTCGTCGTGCGGCACGTCGCTGACCACGCGATACACCAGGGCCGGAGCGGCCTTGGATTCGGGCAGGAAGTCGGGGTAGATGCGGTCGGACACGATGGCAGTGACCGAGCCAGCCGCGGACAGCAGCGTGCTGATGACCAGCTCGGCGCTCATTCGTCGCCCTCCTCCAACGGCGCCGGCACATCAATGCCGTGCTTGTTGAGCAGGCGCTGGCGGATGTACTCGCGCACCGCTTCGACTGCGGGCACGCCAGCCACGTCCAATGCCGGGCGCATGAAGGGGTGCGGGCGGATGCCCGGATGGTGCACGCTGGCGAAACCGATGGCCAACGCGCGGCCATTCTTGGCCTTGATGATGTGGGGCTTGGTGCCGAACTCGATGAACCGGCCATAGAAGGGCCGCTTGTCTTTCTTGCTCGGCCCGGCCACCACCGCCGCCGTGGCGGTGCCGCTGCGCAGCTTGGTCGTCACGCGGATGCTGTCGCGCAGCGCCCCACTGCGGTCGATGAATGCCGCGGTGGACTGCGCCTCTTTCTGCATCACCTTGGCGCCTGCGCGCAGCGCGCCGCGCATGATGTTGGCCTCGATCTTGGCGGGCAACTGGTCGAGGGCGGCCTGCAGCTCAGCCAGGCCTTTGATGTTGGTATCACTCATGGGCCCACTCCTCGCAGGCCAGCTCGATGCGCTCCCGCCGGCCCAGCTCGGCCGTGCCGGTAATGCGCAGCAGCCGGCCGCCATAGCTGATGCGCACGGATGCCTTGTCGAGCACGCGGAAGCGGATGCGGATCTTGTGCGGACGCGCGTAGAGCTGCACTGCGTCGCTGGCGGCATTGTTGACGGCGACTGGGGCAGACGACTCGATCACCTGCGCACGCACCGTGGCCAGGTCGGGCCAGGTGACCACCTCGCCCAGCAGCGCGTCGCGCGTGACGGTGCGCTGCTGCAGCGTGATGATGCGATCGAGGTCGCCGGCGGCGAAGGTCACAGGTATTGCCTCCAGGGGTCGAGCAGAGAATCGACATATCTGCCCGGGATGGCCGCCACCTTGCCGGTGACGTCCTCGCGCTCGCGCTGGGCGAACAGGTAACCTACGGTGAGCAGCATCCAGGCACGAATCGGTGCGGGCACATCGGACGCTGCAGGTCCGAAGCCCGCGGTGTAGCGAATGCGCACCGCGTTGATCACGTCATTGGTCTGCGGCCAGGCCACGCCGTCCGCCGGCAGCAGCCAGCCGGGCAGCGTGGCAGCATCGAGCACGTAGTCGGTGGACGTGATGGTCTGCACCACGCTGGATGAATCCACATACTTGACGCTGATGATGGACAGCACGGGCGGCTTGAGGAGCTTGATCTCATCGGTCGGGAAAGCGTCGAGCGTCTGTTCCCAGGTCTGCGTGATGAGTGCCGATTCGAGCAATCCCTCGGCGTGCTCGCGGGCCGTCTGGATGTAGATGGACAGCAGCGCGTCCTCGTCGGTGCCGTCGCAACGGCACTGGGCGCGGGCCTCGGCCAGCGTGATGGGCTCAAGCGCTGGGGCGGTGATGCGGGT